TGAGTTCCACAATCTCAAGGCATTGCCTGTTGGTGCTAATGGCGCATCTTCAAATGGAACGGTTAATTTAGGTGAAGACACCAGAAGATGGAAAGACCTCTACCTGTCTGGCGGTGTATACCTATCTAACGCTACCACTTCCTCTTTTGCTCAAGTGTCATCAAATATTTTCCAACTTGGAACATCTACGAGTGACCCATTTGCGTTCTACACCAACAACTCAGAAGCCATGCGCATCGACAGCTCAGGTAATGTTGGGGTTGGTACGAGTTCAACGCACGGTAGGCTTACGGTTGCTCAAGGCACTAATAACTCCCCTACACAAATCGTTATTGAAAATACTGACAGCTCTATTGTCGAGGACCAAGAGGTAAACAACCTTGAGTTTTACACCAACGATGCCTCTGCCAGTGGTACGGGTGTAACATCTAAAATTTCTCAAATTGCGGAGAACGCAGGAAACCAGTACGGACTGTCCTTTAGCACCTACAACCTGTCACTGACAGAAGCCATGCGCATCGACAGAAGCGGTAGGGTTGGGATTGGCACAAGTTCGCCTAGCTATCCAATGACAATACATAGTACTGGTGATGGTATTAAGTTTGAAGTTAGTGATACTGTAGATGCTAACTACCGAATACAGGTAAGTGGTAACGATATTATTACTGGACCTTCCACAGCAAGTGATTACATATTTCAAACTGGCAACTCAGAAGCTATGCGCATCGACAGCAGCGGTAACTTGCTGGTGGGGACTACCTCTGCGGGTGGTAGCAACGGTATTACCTTTCATAGCAGTGGATATATTCAACCCAGAACAAATACAGGTATACCTGCGATTTATGCTGATAGAGAGGGGAGCGATGGTAGTATCATTGAACTCCGCAAAGACGGCTCCACTGTGGGGAGTATTGGGACTGCTGGTGGCAATTTAATTGTTCAAGGCAATCCACTAACAGGAAAAACTGGTATTAAGTTTGGTGGCGCAGAATGGGTACCACAAGATACTGGTGCGGATAGTGATGGCGGTGTTGACCTTGGTTTAAACACAGCCCGCTTCAAAGACATCTACGCCACCAACGGCACCATCCAAACATCTGACCGCAACGAAAAGCAAGACATTGCAGAACTAACAGACGCAGAACAACGTGTTGCTGTAGCTGCCAAAGGCTTGCTGCGTAAGTTCCGCTGGCGTGACAGTGTAGAAGCTAAAGGCGATGAGGCTAGAACACACTTTGGTATTATTGCGCAGGATCTACAAGCAGCCTTTGCAGCAGAAGGATTAGACGCTGGTGACTACGCCATGTTTATCTCAAGCACTTGGACTGACGAAGACACTGGCGAAGAAAGAACTAGAATGGGCGTAAGATACAGTGAACTTCTCGCCTTTATTATAGCTGCTATTTAAGGAGAAACATCATGGCTATTACATACACTTGGACTATTCCAACCTTGGAACACGAAATCGCTGACGGTGGCGTTTACATTGCACACTGGCGCTGCTCAGGCGTTGATGACGATGGTAACTCAGCATCTAGCTATGGCACTTGTGGGCTAACCTACGATGCCTCTGCGTCTGATTTCACACCATATGACGATATAACTGAGGCTCAAGCTCAAGGCTGGGTCTGGGGTCATGTATCCCAAGAGGATACTGAAGCTGCTATTGCGTCTAAGATTGATGCGATAGTTAATCCAACGTCTGCAAGCGGGGTTCCGTGGTAGACATAACTTAGAAGAGAGGAAAGACTAATGACAGAGAAAAAAACACAAGTCATTACGATTGATGAAGTAGAATACAACGTGGAAGACTTTACAGATGAACAGAAGGTTCTAATCAACCACGTTATGGATTTAGATCGTAAGATCAACAGTACTACTTTTAACTTAGACCAGCTTAATGTAGGTCGTGGGGCATTTATGAATGCTCTTAAGGTTACACTAGAGACTGAAGAATCAGAAGCAGCTTAATTAAACAAGGACGCCTGACACATGGGATATAAACTAGGAACACGTAGCTTACAGAACTTGTCAGGCGTTCACCCTGATATGCAAGCTGTAGTTAAGAAAGCAATAGAGATCACTGAAGTAGACTTCACAGTTATCGAAGGTATACGTCATCTTGATAGACAGAAGCAACTACTCAAAGAGGGTAAGTCAACTACCCTTAACTCAAGACATATCACAGGCCATGCTGTAGACATGGTTCCTTGGCCTGTAGATTGGGAAGACTTAGATAGGTTTGAAACTATGGCTAAAGCCATGAAGGATGCAGCAGAAGAGCTTGACATTTCCATCGTATGGGGTGGTGACTGGAAGAGCTTCTATGATGCCCCTCACTTTGAACTTGATCGTAAGGTCTACCCAGCATGACTAAGGATGAAGATAATTGGCACCTCTCTAGGAGTGTACCTATAACCCTTATCTTTGGTCTTATAGCTCAAGCAGCAGCTATAGTGTGGACTGTCTCTATGATGATGTCAGACATTGAACGTAATGGTGAAGAGATCATGCGTTTACAGTCCAGACTATCTATCGTAGAAGATGCTACACAAAGACAAGCAATATCTATGGCCCGTATAGACGAGAACATTAAAGCAATCCGACAATCAGTAGAGAAAATGGCTAATGATAATTAAGGATTGTTATGGTAGACCCATTTACAGCTTTGGCTGCTGTCAAGAGTGCTGTTAGTGCAGGTAAAGAGCTTGTATCAGTTACTAAGCAGATAGGTGAGTTCTTTGATGGTGTCGATGAACTAAGGAACAACCACAATAAAAAGAAGAACAGTCTCTTCTCAGGTGATGATGAGAACAGTATGGAGACTTTCGTGAAACTACAGAAGGCTAAGGATGCTGAAGAAGAACTCAGAGCCATTGTGATAGCCACCAGAGGTTACTCCGCTTGGGGTGAGCTACAGGAAATCAGAGCTAGAACACGTAGAGAACGTAAAGAGAAAGAAGCTGCTGATAAGCTCCGTAAGCAAGAGATAGTAGAGAAGGTAGTCATTATTGGGGGTACTCTAATCGTACTGTCTATAATTACAGGGATAGGTGTACTTCTGATAATGTCATCAAAGGGGATGCTATAAATGACAACAGCAATGGAAACTATACTAGCTTGGAAACTGCTACCACGACTAATGATGTTAGTTATGACTGGTATGTACATCAGAGTGATTGAATGGTTTATGTCGTTACCGCCAGAGGCTATGACATCACAGGCAACTGCACTTACAGCAACTGTAACGGGTGCCTTAACTGGTGCCTTTGCAGTTTGGTTAGGTAATGAGAGCAAATGATTGGTCAAATATTAAGTAGTGTAGCTGGTCTAGCTACAAGTGTAATCGACAGTAAGACACAGATCAAACTCACTGAGGCTGAGATCAAGAAGAAACAGCTTACAGGTGAGATAGACTGGGATCTAGCTGCTATACAGGCTACACAGAATAGCTGGAAAGATGAGTGGATAACCCTACTGTTCAGTATTCCCCTGATACTAGCCTTCTGTGGTGATTGGGGTAATGCTATAGTACAAGCTGGGTTTGCAGCGCTTGAGACTATGCCAACATGGTATCAGTATTCCCTTGGAGGGATCGTATCGGCCTCTATAGGAATTAGGTCAGTATCTAAATTCTTCGGTAAGTAATTCACAAAAACCACCTTAGCTGGTGTATACAATAAAGAAGCCCCTGTATCCTTAGTTGGACGCAGGGGCTTTTTCTATTGTGTCATTGCTTTAAACGTACTGGTTAAAGACTTTAGTAGGCTACTTAGTGTAAAGTAAGCATAGTCTACCTCTTGTTGTAGTTTATGTACCTTCCAGACCAAGTAGAGTGTGACACCTAAGTGTACTAAGTCTACTGACTGATTTAGGCTTATCATTTCTTACTCTCCACTTGTATGAGCTTATCTAAGTACCAGTTAGCCTTCTTAAGATCCTCTAAGCCATTCTTGTAGCGCCACCTATGAAGGTATTTAGCTATATTCCCTCGTAGGTAGCCTACAAACTCATCCTTGCTTAGGAAGTCCTCAATGTATTTGATACACTCAATACTGCCTTGTCCGTAGTGTGGTGGACTGTTTACATTATCAGGTTCCATCTTACTTAAGTCCCACTTAGCCATTATAGCCTCCTATGTTAAGTCTACGAGTTCACAAGTATCACCACTACAAGCCATAGTCTGACTACCAGCAGTGTTATCTTCATTCTCATACTCTGAAAGTTCAGACCAGTCAATAGCCTTTGGCATAACAGATAACAATTCTTCGTAGTCCTCTTTAGTGCAGTCCTGATAAGGTGCTTGCTGATAAGTATGATCTGAGTGAGGTAAGAACGACACACCTGACATCTCATCAAAGTACTTATAAACAAATGCACCCACTTCCATCCACTCAGAATCTCGTACTGAGATCGTCACTGAGGGCTTATGTTCACACCATGAGCGTTGATACGTCAGCCACATCTCTAGTTGCTCTACGGCTGTCATATCGTTCCTAGTGATTGCTCCTAATGGTGACTTAACTGGGAAGCTAAAGACTGTAGTTGTGTCGCCTTTCATAACACATGGTTCGTTAGGTACACCCTTATCAATCATAAACTTCGTCAGCGGGTCCTTGTTATCTCCACGCACAGTACGAACATAATAAGGGCTATGACGAGCATGGATGCCACTAGCAGAATCAACAAGTTGGGAGACAGTACCACTTGGTTTAACGCAACTGATAGCAGCAGAAGCAGGGATGTTAAGGCGTTCAGCCCACTCAGCATTCGTAGATATTGCAACATCTTTTAACCTTTCTAATGTTTTATCAAGACCAGCATTCTGACTGGTAGTTAGTCTATTATCCATAATGCCTGTTAAAGACACACCTAGTAGTCTCTCCTCTTCTGTGTTCTTATTCCAGATCTTTCGTAGATAAGGGAACTTAGTCATAGACGATTGGATAGTACCTAGTATTGTAGCTAGGCGTACCTTACGCTCTAAGTCATCAATAGTATCTGTGGCTCGTACTACAACCTCTGTCAGGTTACAGAACTGGTTTGGTCGTAAGATAATTTCGCTACAGGGGTTAGTTCCGAACTCATAGTTAGGATCTCTGCGTCCATTCTTAGCTGCTTGTACCTTGCTTGCTTGACGGTTAAAGACACCACGTTCACCTGACTTACTTTCCACTAGGGCTTGCCACTCCCGCATGAATGTCTCCATGTCAGGTTTTTCTGTGTAGCTTACACTGTTGTTAGCCAATGCACGATGGGCTGCTGTTTCCCACCATTGTCCTGACTTAGCATGACGCATCCGATCATCAGATAGGTTAGACAAGCTAATCATAGCACTACGACGAACACCACCAACTACGACAATTTGACCTATAAAACACATAAGGTCATGGCACTCAATACTAGACAGCCTACGTCCTTGTGCAGCCTTGAATGTGGTTACTGCAAAGTTAAATAACTCAACTAAAGGTGCAGGGCCAGATGCTCTACCACCAAAGGTCTTAAGTCTAGCACCAGCAGGACGTACAGCAGATACATCCCACTTAGGTATCTCACCAGCCCAGAGAAGCGCAAGGACTTGCCTAAAGGCTTTAGCCCACCCTTCCTTACTATCTTTAACTACAACTACTGTGTCGCTCTCAAATAGCTCAGGAACCTCTGGTAACTTCTGGATGAACTGACGCTCTACTGAGAACCCTACACCTGTGCCACACAACAAGATAAACATGGCCTCATCAAATGCTTTGGGGTCATCTACAGCCAAGTAACTGCAGTTGTACCCAGCAGTATTGTCACGGGCCAGTGCAGGGCCAGCAGTCATCATAGCTCGCATAGAGGGCATAACTTCTAGGTTTAAGATGGCATCCCGTAGTTGATTCACATAAGAATCGTTACCAGCTTTAGGGCGTACCACATTATCCATGTAGCGTTCTACTGTATCGCCCCAATCCTCACGGCCCTCACCGTCGATATACTTAGCGTAGCGAGACTTAGCAATAAAAGTCTGGTAGTCAGTTGGTAGGTAATTATTCATCTTCAGTCTTTCCTCTCGCTCTCATAGTCTTATCTTCTT